CCGCCGTTGGGAATCCGGCGACCATGCCAATGCAGACATCCTCGCGTTCCGTCAGCGGTTTCAGAATCTTCCCGTCAGATCGCGCAAGCCGATACGCAGGGCGCGGCGCTTCATCGTGCGCGTGATCCAGCCAGCCGAGGCAGTATTGCAGATACTCCCCTTTGATGAGCGGCATCCACTTGTCGCCAAACAGGGTTTCGATGCTGTACGTGTGTTTCACGCAATCCTCCAGACTCGCATTTCGGTTTCGGACACCTTGCGGGTGGCGACCTTGATTTTGTTGATCCAGGCAATAGCGCGGAGTGAATTGCATTGCTTTTTTGAAACAAGGACAGAATCGCCAATCCCCATTGCGTCCAGGATTGCTTTCACGTTGTTGTTCTTTTTGATCGGTTCCGGCACCGGAATGCCTTTTTCAATCTTCGGTAGTGTGTTTGTTTTGCTCATGTTCAGCAGTACAGCCTTGTTTAGTTGAGTTCAAATACGCAATGACGGAGTTTGTATTTTATGATGCAGCATCTTAAGGGCCGCGCAGACTTCTTCAAAAACAGCATACGACGCATCCAATCCTGCACGGTGAATCAGTCTTGGTGGATTTGGGGCTACATCCGCAGAATCGCTCGGAAAGCTCGGATCTTTGCCTGTCAGATTGTATTCGGCAACACGGGCGGTTTGCCAGATGTCGCAGCGAGCCTTCCATAAAGCATCCCTGATTTGCTGCATCTCTTCGGATGAAAACGAACAAGGCGGCAGATTCACCAAAGCCTCATCTGAAATTGATTTTGTGTCCATTGGTTTTAAGTAAGGGTTGCAGTTTTTTGGCTGTCACGAAGGACGGTAGAACTCGCCAAAGTGTTTGCGGGCAGAGGCTTCGTATGCGGCAGAGGCTTCGTCGAGGTTGTCGTAGTGACCGATGTGAACATGTTTTCCGGAAACCTGCACACTTGCCCGCCATCTTCCGACTCTTTTTTCAAAACTCACGCCCTTCTTCCCGCTGGTGTTGTTGCGCTGAGCGCCGCGATTCCGCCCGTTTTCTGCTACCGTCGCAAGCCGCAGGTTCGCTGGATCGTTGTTTAGTCCGTTCCCGTCGATGTGATCTACATTTGAACTCAAAAGATCAAGCCCATTAGCGGCAGCAAAAACAATCCGGTGCGCCAGATACTCCCTGTAATTTAAGCACAGGGAAAAGTAACGCTTGCCGTTGCAGACAACTACCCGTCCTGCGGGTTTGCCTGAAAACCGGGTGTTCCACATTTTCCACGACGACTCCGTCTTGAAGTGGTGCCACGGCCTGAATTTCCACCGCAGCCCACTTTTGCTGGATAGATCCAGCTCCAGTGATTCGCGGATTGCGTTTACTGGAAGTTCCTTTGTTTCTTTGCATTTTACTGAGTTCATATATCGTGCAATTTACGCTTGTTCTGTTTATTTCAAATACGGAAGAACGTATCAGGAAGGACGGTAGAACTCGCCAAAGTGTTCCCGGGCGGCGGCTTGATAAACAATGGCGGCTTCTTCTGCGTCAGAAAAAGAACCAAGATTCAAACGACGACCATCAGCGCAAAGGCGAACTCTCCATTTCAGTGTTCTTTTAGACCACCAAACCCCGGTATGACCAGATGTGTTGTTCTTTTGTTTTGTTTTGTTTCTATTGTTTTCTTGGCTTGTTGCTAATCTTAAATTATCCAGATTATTATTAAGGCCATTTCCGTCCCGGTGGTCAATTTGCAAACTTCCAGGATAAATTCCATGTGCGAGAAAATAAATAACCCGATGCGCCAAGTAGGAAACGCGCGAAATTCTCAAAGCCCAATATTTCTTGCATCCAGCAACTACGATTGTCCCGGCTGTTGTTCCGGGATACTTCGCATTCCACACCGCCCATGCGTTATTCGTCATAAAATGGTGGCGAGGCCGCGTTTTCCACCGGAGCCCGGTTTTGCTGCTCACGTCAACTTCTACCGCTTCATGTAAAAGACCAAATCGTCGCTCAACTTGTTTATTATAATTGCCTTTTAGTTTCACCTCTTGGTCCGTTGAGTTCATTGTTGTCTGCATTATTGTGTTGATTCTACGAAAGAAGAGTAATAGTCCGAAAGCGAAGGAACCGGAGTTGAAAGCTGCCGCCTTCTGTTTTGCAGTAGGAGACAAGCTGAAGAGATAACGTCCGCATAGCGTCGTCACCGTCGCATCAGGTGCTGAGGTGGGATTTGTCAAATCACGCGGCTGGGGAACTCTTAGCCACTAAGATCGTGACCTCCAAACCCAGGTTGCGCACAGCGCCCTCTTCCGTAACCGGAAGCGTTTTAGTTTCCCGCGTTCTCCTACACGGGCTGGCGGCAGTCCCGTGGGGGAGATTTTCCAAGTAGGGCAGCATTAGCCTCGCCGGAAGATTCCCGTTCAGCGCGGGTAGTATGTCTGCTGAATGACTTGGGAATCCTGCTGCACCTCTGGCTTAACCCGAATCAATGCAACAAAAAGCCCTGGTGACTGAGGGGAATCAACCAGGGTTCTTGCGACCGGGAATTTCCGATCCGTGAAATCTGCCGTTACCCCTCAGCAACGTGAGGTCGTTTACGGCGTGCCGCTACAATCGTCAAGCAGATTCTTGACGCAAATCCGCATTCACGTATTTCAGCGTTGACATCCAGCCGCCGGGGATGCACTGTCCGGGAAACAACCCCGACCACGACCCATGCTTTCCGCTTCATTCATCCCAGGGGGCAACCCCGTCGAGTTCGTCACAACCGGACCAACCAAGCTCACCCTTCCGACGACCGGGGTGATCGCAAGCACTACGCCGACTCCAACCAGCATTACGGCGGCGACCGCCACGCTGACTGCCGCCGACAGTGGCGGGGTGTTCTTCCTGAATCGGGCTGCGGGCATCACGGTGACGCTTCCTGCCGTCGCGACTTCCGCTGGCGTGTCGTATGAATTCATCGTCGGGACTGCTCCGACGACTGCCTACGTGATTTCCGGTGGCGGCACAACCGTCCGAGGCGTTGTGGTTACAAGCGCAACTGGCGCTGCCGACTCCGAGGCATCCGGCGCTGCAAGCGTCACCTTCGTCGCGAACACTGCAACCCGTGGCGACCGAGTCGAACTGCGGTGCGATGGCACCAACTGGTACGCCTACGCAATGTGCGCCGTGGCTACCTCCATTGTGATTCCATAATTCGTGGCCGACATCACGGAGCGTCAGTTCAAGACACCCTTGGACTGGCGCTTTTTCCTGTAACTCATGGTCGCACCAGTCATCCAAAGACAAGGCGGGCTTTCTCCGAAGCCACCGCTGTTCGACTACGACTCATGGGGGCTGGACGAAAACGGAGGGATCTACCACGAACTCTACGGGGAATGGTGGGACGGCAAGATTGGATACACCCGGCTGGACATTGAGTTATCGGCGTTCATCCGAGGGTTGACTCCGGAAGAAGGAGGAATGGGAAAGTACGAGCATCTGCGGGAGTGTATTGATCTGCTCTGGAACACGGGAGGGAAGAACGTCGTCGAGTGGAACCCTTGGCTGGAGAAGATGTTGGAGGAGTCGTGCGAACACAATTTCCTCGCAGTCGCTGGATGCTCCTCGTCGTCCAAGTCCTTTGGCGGCGCGATCATCGCCATCGTCAATTTCATTGCGGACCCAGAGAACACGCTCGTCCTCGTCACCTCAACGTCCATCGGTGCGGCCAAACGGCGGATCTGGAAGTCCGTCATGCAGTTGTGGAACAAGCTGCCGGACAAGTACAAGCGACTCGGCAAGGTCAAGCCGTCGCTGAACATGATCCACTACCAGCCGCAGGATGGATCGGTGGCGCATGATGCCGCATCCATCTGTCTCGTTGCTGCTGAGCAGAAGCAGGAAGCGTCCGCTGTGCAAAAACTTGTCGGGTTGAAGAACGAAAGGGTGATCCTGATTGCGGACGAACTCTGCGAACTCTCCCCTGCTGTCCTCCATGCGTCCGACAACCTGATTTCAAATCCATGGTTCCAGATGATTGCGATGAGCAATCCGAAGGATAGGGAAGATCCGTTCGGTCTGATGTGCGAGCCTGTCGAGGGCTGGGCAACACTGGATGAGTCCATGATGGAGTGGGATACCAAGTACGGAAAAGCCATCCGGTTCGATGTTCTTCAGTCTCCGAACTACTTGGAGCAAGAGGTGATCTACAAGTACATGCTCACCTACGAGAAGATCGAAAAGTTCCGGCAGCAGCATGGCGAAAACTCTGCCCGCTTCTACCGCTTCTATCGAGGATTCTTCCCGGTTCAGGGCACCGAGGATACGATTTACACAGACACGGATTTCAATGCGTACATGCAGGAATCCGTCAAATGGAAGAAAGAACCAACAAAGATTGCGGGGCTGGACTTGTCCTTCTCTAGCGGCGGTGACAAAACCAGCCTGTGCATTTGTCTATTTGGTGAGACAATCGACGGCGTGATGTGCCTCCAGCTTGAGAAGTTCTACGCTATTCATGAGAATGCGGCGGACAAGATGAATCCTAGGACGGATCAAATCTGCGCTGAAGTGAAGAAGATCCTAGATAAAGAGGGTGTGTCGTACAGAAATCTGGCGGTGGACAGCACCAGCGCCACTGGCACGGTGGACAGATTGACGCAGTTTATGTCAAAGGAAATCCTGCGCATCAACTTTGGCGGCAGGGCAACGGAGCGTCCAGTGTCGTCAAATGATCGGACTCCATCGTCCAAGAAGTACACTAATCGCGTTTCGGAACTATGGGGCGTCGGGATTGAGTTTATGCGCGGCGGGCAGTTGAGTGGTTTCCGCAAAGATCCTGAGCTGTGCCATGAGATGAAAGCCCGTCGATTTTCCATGGTGAAAGGCGCAGACGGCGAACGGATGATGGTTGAGCCGAAGCTGAAGATGAAGCTACGGATAGGTCGCTCGCCCGACAAAGCTGACTCGCTTATGCTTTGTATTGAAACTTGCCGTGAGAGATTCCACTGGCAATCCAAGGAGCGCGGCTTGTCTGTATTGCCGAAGAAGGATTTCTTTGAAGTAATGCGCAGACTGGATGTTGTGAGCAGGTCAAACGGCGGCGGCGACTGGATGGCTATTGCTTGACTTTACGTAGATGCGGATTAAACCTACCGATAGAAATGACTTCTTCTCGCGCCGACTTACTCCTTGAAAACATACCGGATGATGAATCCCCGGCACCAGAGGAGCGGATCAAAGACGCATCAACTGGCAGAGAACTCTACCGAGCGATGCTTCAAGCGGACAGGCAATCTGCGGCACAACGAGTCAGGCAGCAGGCAATGCTGGACGGTGAGCCTCCTCACGATCAGGCAGTCCTGACGGCAACAGGACAGGGAAGCATGACAAACCTGAACTGGGGCGATGCCGAAAACATCGTTGAGTTCACAAAGTCCGGGATGATTGATCTCGTCAACTCCGTCGAGAACCTTGTTCGCACCCCACTACTGAATCAGTATTTCGAGGATGAGGAGCAACGGCGCGAATACGAACAGACGCTTGCCGAGGAAGTGACGAAGACGTTCCGCCGCTGGGAGGGATTTGATTTCAACTACCAGAACCTGATTCATCACTGGCTCTGCTTTGGCGTCGGCATCGGCTACTGGGAGGACTCAATCGACTGGCGCTGGAAGACGACCGGGTTGTCTGACTTCTGCATTCCACGACAAACACTGGCGTCGGAGGAGCGCATTACGATTGCTGGATGTCGCCGCAGGTACGAGCTGCATGAGCTTTACGAGAAGATCCGTGATCCAGAGCGGGCAGAGA